AAAGGCCTTTTTAGGCCTTGAATATAAGGTATACACCATGGCAACGAAATCCAAATACGAGTTTAAACCGGAGATGTGCGACCAACTGATAGAGTTGGGCAAGGTAGGCGCGTCTCAAAAAATGATGTTTGCAAGCATTGGAATCACTTCCGGCGCCGCGCAGACTTTTAAGAAAAACCACCCAGAGTTTGCTGAAGCACTGGACATGGCCGTTACACATAGCCAGAGTTTCTGGGAGACTATGTTATTGGCCAACGTCGAGAACAAGGCATTTAACAGCAGGGTGGCGGAGATTGCGCTAAGAGGTCAATTTGGCGACACATACCGCGAAGACCGAAACAGCAAAGTCGAGGTCAAGGCAGACGTCGTGTTGGATTTTTCGGGTGCGGTTACCGACCTAATTACGGCGCTTAAAAAAGCGGCGTAACATATCGTCGGTACTTGTCAGTAAGTACCGACATTTTGTAAGCCCCAAGCGGGGCTTTTTTCACCTTTGCATAAAGGAGAGCATCATCGCTACACACGCACTACTCAGTGCCTCAGGGTCCAAACGTTGGATGTCATGCACACCAAGCGCGCGACTAGAGGCCGTACTCCCCGAACCTAAACGAAAGTCAGGCGCATTTGACTTTAGCCAAGAGGGCACAACAGCCCACACCATGGCAGAGGCCAAGCTACGCCGGCATTTTGGACAGATCACGGCCAAGGAATACAACGAGGCCATTGCAGAGGTCAAAGCAACGCCCTACTACGACGAGGAGTTTGAGGCCTACGTAGACAACTACGTGCTCTACGTACGTTCGCAAATTGGCGAGGGTGACACGCCATACTTTGAACAACGTGTGGACTTCAGTGAGTGGGTGCCTGACGGCTTCGGCACCGCCGACGTGGTCATAATGAGCGAGAACAAGGTGCGGGTGATCGACCTGAAGTTTGGCAAGGGTGTGGCGGTGGACGCCGAGGACAACCCACAACTGAGGCTGTACGGCCTTGGTGGTTGGTACAAGTACAAAGACGAATTCCCAAACATTACCCACGTTGAGTACACCATTCACCAACCCCGCAAGGACAGCATCACCACCGAAACGGTGACGTTGGACGAGTTGAAAGACTGGGCAGAGTACGTGGTTAAACCCAAGGCCAAAAAGGCGTATGCCGGCCAAGGGGAATTTATGGCAGGGGACCACTGTCAGTTCTGCAGGGCCAAGTCACAGTGCAAGGCCCGCGCAGACTTTAATAACACGGCCGCGGCGGCCGATTTTAAAGAGCCCGCGCTTCTGTCAGAGACTGAGTTAATCAAGGTGCTCAAGGACGCGGCTAAGACACGCAAGTGGCTTTCTGACGTTGAAGAATACATGTTGACACAGGCAACTGATCACGGTAAAGTACCCACTGGTTACGAGTTGGGGCAGTCAAGCACCAACCGCAAAATAGACGCGCAAGAGGATGCGGCAAAAAAGTTGCAGAAAGCAGGGTTTGATGATATATTCACCACACCCAGTTTAAAATCTGTGGCACAATTGGAAAAGCAGGTAGGCAAAGGGCCCCTCCAAGATATTCTTGGTGACCTGATTGTCAAACCTGCAGGGGAACCAAAACTGGTGCCCTCGAAATTGAAGGAAGAGTTTGGGTCTTGAGAGCCACCTATTTCAAAGTGCTCTCGAATTAGTAAACAAGGAGGCCAAGATGGCCAAGAACGAAAAAGTGGTTACCGGTAAAGTGCGTTTTTCTTATGCTAACGTGTTCAAACCCGTTGCAAGCGAAGAGGGCAAAACCCCCAAGTATTCTGTGTCGGTGATTATCGACAAGAAGGACAAGGAGACCATCGACAAGATCAACGCGGCTTTTGAAAAAGCCAAAGCGGCAAGCGCGGCCTATTTTGGCGGCACTGTTCCAAAGGGCCTTAAAGGCGGCCTGCGTGATGGTGATGCTGAGAAGGACGACCCTGCGTATGAAAATTCGTTTTTCATTAACGCCAATTCTGTGCAAAAGCCCGGAGTTGTGGACGCTGAATTGAACGCAATCATTGACCCAGAAGAGTTTTATTCTGGTTGCTACGGCCGAGTGTCATTGACATTCTACGCCTACAACCAACAGGGCTCCAAGGGCATTGCCTGCGGTTTAGGCAACTTGCAAAAGTTGGAAGATGGCGAGCGTTTGGGTGGTGGTTCTTCCGCCGCCTCTGACTTCGCGGTCTAACTAGGTTAGGGGTTGTAGCTTATAAGCTACAACCTCAATTTGTTTAATATACTGAACATTTATTATGATCAAACTTGAATTTACTGTCGATGAAACTAACCACATTCTCGGTTTGTTGGGCAAGCTTCCATTTGCTGAAGTTAACATGACCATCATGTCTATTGTTGACCAAGGCCGCCCACAAGCAGAAGCTTTGGAAGCCGCGAAAGCCGCAGAAGAAGCCAAAGAAAAAACAGAAGAATAAATTCTGTTACACCCGACGCCCACTCTCACGCGTGGGCTTTTTTTGTCTCTAAAATTTATCACCATAAAATGAACCAATACCAACAATATATCCACAAAAGCAGATACGCTAAGTTCATGCCAGATCAAAATCGACGTGAGGACTGGAACGAAACTGTAAACCGCTACGTGAACTACATTTTTGAAAAGACCCCCAAGCTTGATCCAAAGCTGTATCAAGACATTTTTAACGCCATCTCTGGCCATCACATCATGCCGTCAATGCGCGCCATGATGACTTCTGGAAAAGCCGCCGACCGTGACAACACCTGTGTATACAACTGCTCATACCTCCCCGTGGACGACGTCAAGTCATTTGACGAAGCCATGTTCATTCTGCTCTGTGGTACAGGTGTCGGCTTCTCTGTGGAATCTAAGTACACAAACAAACTGCCCGACGTGCCAGAGCGCCTGTTTGAGTCCAGCCACGTTATCAACGTGCACGACAGCAAAGAGGGTTGGGCCAAGTCATACCGCCTGCTGTTAGCCAACCTGTACGCCGGCGAGATCCCAAAATGGGACGTGAGCAGGGTGCGCGCCGCAGGCACACCCCTGAAGACCTTTGGTGGCCGCGCGTCCGGCCCAGAGCCACTGGTTGACCTGTTTCACTTTACAATCAAAATCTTCAAGGCCGCACAGGGCCGCAAGCTGAACACGCTTGAGTGCCACGACATAATGTGCAAGATCGGCGAGGTTGTTGTGGTGGGTGGCGTGCGCCGCTCTGCCATGATCTCATTGTCTGACCTGAACGACGAGCGCATCCGCCACGCCAAGTCTGGCAACTGGTGGGAGACAGCAGGACACCGCGCACTGGCCAACAACAGCGCCGTGTACGAAGTCAAGCCAACAGTTGGCACGTTCTTGGAAGAGTGGACGTCCCTGTACAACAGTCACTCAGGCGAGCGCGGTATCTTTAACCGCGAGGCCGCAAAGGCCGCTGTGGCCAAGTACGGCAAGCGCGACCCCAACTTTGAGTTTGGCACAAACCCCTGCAGTGAGATCATTCTGCGCCCCTACCAGTTCTGTAATTTGACAGAGGTTATGGTGCGCCCTGAGGACACACTGGAGAGTCTGAAGCAGAAGGTGCGCATGGCGGCCATTCTAGGCACCATACAGGCCACTTTCACACACTTCCCATACCTGCGTAAGGTCTGGCAACGAAACACCGAGGAAGAGCGTTTGTTGGGCGTGTCATTGACTGGCATCTACGACCATAAGGTCACGAGCGATATAAACGGCGCCGCGTTGTGGTTGCCCCAGTTGCGTTTGGTTGCTGAACAGGCTAACGCTGAGTACGCTGACCTGCTTGGTATCCCACGCTCAACAGCTATTACAGCCGTTAAGCCTAGCGGTACAGTGAGCCAGTTGACAGACACAGCAAGCGGCATTCACCCACGTCACTCGCCCTACTACATCCGCCGCGTGCGTGGTGACATGAAGGACCCACTGTCACAGTTCTTGGTCTCCCAAGGCATCCCCAACGAGCCCTGTGTGATGAAGCCCAACAACACGATCGTGTTCAGCTTCCCACAAAAGGCGCCAGAGGGTTTGACCACACGCGACGACATTGACGCAATCAAGCACTTGGGCCTCTGGTTGGCGTATCAGCGCCACTGGTGTGAGCACAAGCCCTCTGTGACCATCTCGGTCAAAGAGAGCGAGTGGCCAAAGGTAGGCGCGTTTGTGTGGGACCATTTCGACGAAATGTCAGGTGTGTCGTTCTTGCCCCACGACGGCGGCACGTACAGACA